GTCTCAAGTGCTGGAGTATCTGATGCGTTAGTAATTGCAGTTTCCATTTCTGCTTGTTTAGTTCTAACTGCATCTCTATGAGTAGATATAGCACTTGGTATAGCAGTAGATTTTTCTGTGTTTCTAGTTATGTACCAATCAGTTCTAGCAAGTTCATTAGATACTTGTTGTTTGATAGTTCTAATTAATTGTGTTTTTAAACCTTCAACTTTTACATCTCCAACTTCTTTGTCAGATGGTAAATCTCCATCATCTGAATCTGCTTGTGTCCATAAGCTATCTGCGTGTGCTTTAGGTGTAGCAGTTCCCCATGATCTTGTTACTTGGTTGTCTGCAAAAGCATAAGATTCATTTGTGTTGATATACCACTTCTCATCTTTAAAATTAGATGAATCAGTTACTACTTCATAAATACCTATTGCATTTAATTCTGACTTTGACCACAGTTGAAATATTTTAGCTGGGTATCTTACATCTCCTATAACCATAGTTTTAGGATTTGTTATTATTTGTGTTATTTCGTTATCTGTTACTAATGCGTACATATTTTAACTTTCACTAAGGTTTAATGTTCTACCAACTTCTTGCCAAATAGCACCATTGTATTTAAAAACTAAAATATCAGTTTTACCATCTGCCGAAGTAAATGTTGGTGCAGTTGATGCTGCAAATTCAAATACAGTATTAAAAGCAATAGTGTGTGAACCATTGTAATTAATTTCTACACAAATAAAAGCACCCTCAACAGGATTAGTTGGTGCAGAGAAAGTAGTGTTTTCTGTTGTTAGATGATATGCGTTTGGCTTTGCCTGTGTGTCCCAAGCAACTGCATTTGATGATGAAGTTAATGCTTGTTGAGGTATGTAAGCAAGATCGTTAAATTTAATAGCCCCTGTTCCTTTTGTACTAAATTCTAAACCAACATTAGTATCATCTCCTGTTGCAGATATAGATGGATTATTGCTTGTAGCACTATTTGTTACTTCTAAATAATTAACTGCTGAAGCTGTTGTTTGAAATATTAATTGCTCATTACTGTTTTCATCTAATATTCCATGAGCATCATCTATTCCAATATTATGTGAATTTGTATCTAAGTTGCCACCTAATTGTGGAGAGGTATCATTCACTAAATCTGCTACAACTGAACTATCAAGCCAATCTACTGTGTTAGCAGTAGTATTAATATTTGCTAAAGATATGTCATCAGCACCATCATAAAATTTTAAAGTATTTGCAGTTGCACCACCAGATGTATCTAGCCAGATTGTACCAGCGACAGCAGAACTTGGTCTTGAAGTTCCTGAATTAGATGAATTAATTGCACCTAGAACATTGTTTAAATCTGTTCTAAAAGCTGGGAAAGATTGGTTCGCTATATCGTAATCGTGTTGTGCCATAATTGTTTTATACTCCTTTTAAAACCCTTTTGCAATAAAATCAAATGTTTTTGATACGTTTGTTCCACTAGAATTTTTAAATAAAACATCAAAGCCATTAACTGTTTTATTAGATACTGTAAAGAAATCTCCAGTATCTGCATCTTCCATTGTAACACCCACAGCATAATTAACAGATTTGAATGGGTTTGTAAATGTAACAGTTTTAGTTCCAGCACCAGAACTTATATCATTTCCACTAAATATTCTATCTTCCATATCTATTGAAATTGATACTTCTTGAACAACAGGAGTTGAAGCTAAATCAGTAGAAGTTAAAACAACTCTAAATTTATAATATCTAGCTGTATAGTTTCCTATTACAAAGTTTTGAAAAGCAGTAAATGTAGAGTTATCATCACTTGTTGCAATTTCTAAATGTGCATTTGAGTTAGCTGGTGTATCTCCATCAAAGCTAGAATTTTGGGAATCGAACAACCCAACTCTATTGTCAAAAAGATCATCTGGGTCATCAGAAGTTTGTTTTAAAGTAGCTGTAATTCTTACTGTATGTTTAGCACCTATATCTACTACATCTGCAAATAAATAATTACCAGATGCTTTAAAGTCTGCATTAGCAACACCTGAATCAAAAAATCTTGTAGTTTCATCATCAAAATTTCCTAAAGCTGAATCTATTAATTCTGAAGAATCTAATCTTAAAGTGTCATCTACGATTGCTGTATCTGTTAATGTTCCATCAAAATTAGGGTGTTCAGATACAGTAGTTATTGCGTTAAAATTTAATGTGCTAGTTACATTAGAAACTATTGCAGTTGCATTAGAACTTGCATTACCTAATTTATCAAATGCTTTTATAAGATAAGTTCCAGCCCTAGCAACTGTACTAATACTTGTGGCTGGTCTTGATACTTTTTCTATTAAAGATACAGAGTTTGCCCACTCTCCAGTTCCATCTGTTAATGTTGAATATCTAATTTGATAAAATGCTAAATCTAAATCAGGTATTTGTGTCCAACTTAAATGTGCTTCTTGTCCTAATATATTACAAGAAAAATCTGTAACATCACTAGGTGGTTCAATAGCACCTACTATCTTTCTTTGTGCAGATACATAAGTTGATGATACACCTAAACTATTTACTGCTTTAACTCTTACATCATAAGTAGATTGGTCAATTACATTTAAAACTCTGTGATTTAATCCTGAACCTTGTGCATAAATAATAAAATCTGAATCTGTACTTAACTTGTATTCTACTTGGTAGTAATCAACAAATCTATCAGGAGAAGCACCTATTGATACATCTAAAGCTACAATTACAGTTCCATCATTATATTCAATTAATGTATCATCTAGTGTAACACTTGCTGGTGGTTGGATAGTAAATGGATTAGGTAAGTTAGTTGATGGTGTTGCTGTCGCTTGTGTTTTTGTAGCCCAAGTATAATGACTATCTTGGTGTTCAACTAAAGATAAACCAACAGTAAAATCTTCATTAAAAGTTATTCCAAGAACTCTAAAAGGTTTAGCAGAAAATCCTAAAGAAGAATGTGTAATATTTACAATATCGCCAATCGCTAAATCATAAGCATCTAAGCTAACTGTAATACCTAAAGATAATGCTTCTCTACTTCTTCTTAAAATAACCTCTGCCATTTCTTCTGCTTGATATTGACTTGTGATTGTACTAAATGAAAATCTACCCTCTAACAAAAATCCACCATCAGCAGTTTTCATTGTTGCGTGTTGATCTGCACTTGGTAATCCAGAATCATCTATGGGAGGCCATTGAATTTCATTTACTTGAAAATTCCTAGCTGGATCAACAAAGCCAACTATAACTCTATTGTATTTTTCGTTTTTATCTGGTGTTGTTAAACTATAACCACCTATAATATCATCTTCTGTTAAAGTAATACTTGCACTTCCTGTTGTTTCAATAACTAAACTATATTTACCAGCACTATAAGGAAGATAGCCTCTACAACCTTTTATAAGTTCTCTAACATTAGTTAAGATAGTTTTCGAAGTATCTAATGCTGTGTTTGTATCAAAAATATTTATATCACTTCCACCTGAATATGGTGTTACTTGTGTTACGCAAACTTGTGAAGCATCATAAAAACTTTGTAAATCTATTTCTGATGTTGTTAAACCTTTTCCATATCTAGTATTAGTTAAATAATCTAATAAACACCATGCTGGATTTGTTTGATAACTTGCAGATTGTTCTACAAGACTTGCATTATATGTTTTAACTTTTTTACCTTGTATCTTTGCCTGTATTTTAGGAAGTCCAGCAAATGCGTCAGAGTTCCATTTAAGTCTAATTGCTAAATAACAAAGACCAGATAATTTATGATTACTTCCCCAAGATGATAATGTAGATAATAAAGATGATGCTGATTGACCATCAGTTCCAAAATGTGGTTCTAATCTAATTAAACTTTCACTATTTTTATAAAAATTAGCATCAGAACTATCTACTTCAACTTCTGTTCCATCTGATAAGCTAGATGCAAATGTAACTATTTTATCATCTACTCTTATTTCTTCTATATCGTTTATCTCCCCCTCTGCCATAACGATACACATATATAGGTAGGTGTTATCTGTTCCTGAAGTTTCCATAAACACTCTAGTTCCCCCTGTAAGTCTTTCTCCATAAATTACAGGAATATTAGAATCATTAGATTGTTTATTAACTAATAATCCTCTTTCAAAATCATCAAAAGAGTTAGTTCCAAAATCTTCCATTTCAGGAACTTTTGGTCTTAATATCCAAGATAAAAATAAACTAATACCTAATGCAACAAAAGGGTTTAATTCAATTTTAAATATTTTTGCAATAGGTTTAAGAACTTTGCCTACAAATTTTTTCCAACCCATTATGCTCTACCCCACTTAATATCTAATACAGTTTGTGAACTAAAATCCATACCAACATCTGTACTAAAAAATCTTTGTTGAGATGTTGAATTTGTTTTTCTTCCATTTTTTTTATCAAAGTTAGCCCAATGAGAAGTAACATTTAAAATAACTGAACTTTCTTTTGTTGTTTCAGAAATTTCAAAAGTATCTATCTGGCCATCATATAAAAGAAAAGGGTCAGCAATAATAGCATTAGAATCATCTAAAAAACCTCTAAAAATAACTACTGAATCATTAACAACATTTTCATTTAAACAAGTTGATATAAGTGATTGGTCTGCACCTGAAAAACCTAACTTTAATGAAGTTTTAGTTATATCTACTTCTTCTGTAAAATTAGATATACCCATAATAAGACTAGAGGTTGCGTAAGTAACTGATGAGCCAGATATAGAAGATGTTAAAGGAAATGAGCAATCAGTAAAATTAAGAGGAGTACCAAAACCAATAGTAATAAGATGTATTGGTCTTAAATCATTTGTTGCTAGTTCGTTCTTTGTTGCTGTCGTTAGGCTTCTCGTCATGTTCCTCAAATGTTCGTCTGTTTATTTTTATTGAATCATTGACAGTATAAATAGCATTTTTAGATGGGTCTTTATACTTACCTTGATTCAAAGATTGAGCATCAAGATCATCAGCTTCAATTATTTCTTCAGCTAAAAAATCAACACTAATCCAATATTTTACTTTGTATTTCATCTATAAGGATTCTTCAACATCAAATTCAAATTGATATAAAAATGCACCATCTTTTGCTGTTCCTACTGCACCAAATTCTTGAATATCATTTGTTAAATGTACTGTAAAAGGAACATTATCATAAGTAACTACTGAATCATCTGCAAGTGCTGTAATTAAAGGTGGCTCAATGGTTACTGTTGATGCGTTACTAGAAGCCTGAACATCTTCTACAATCATATAAACTTTTG